CTTGCAAGATGTCTTTCATTAATATTCTCCTATGTTAAGTGTTATTATATTATCTTTGTTGTGTTTTGTCAAGTAGTTTTCTACTGAATATTTAGGTTTAAAACCAAGTGTCTTTATTTTTTCCATATTTGCACATGTCCATTTACGTTCATATGGAGTATTTAGGCGGACAGGCAGATCTGGCGCAAAGTCTGAAACCTTAAACGGGCAACCTGTTCCTATATCGATGGTTCCTGTAAATTTATTATTCATGCACAATTCTATTGCATCACACAAATCTTCTATATGTATGAAATCCCTATAATGATTAGTTGTATATTCTAATTCATTATCAATAAGTTTTTGTAAAAACATTCCTTTACGAGGCGTACTAGAATACACAGTGTGAAAACGCATACCTAATGTGTTAACATATCTTTCTGCGGCTTCTTCAACACAATATTTAGAAGCGGCATAAGGATTCAAATCAGGTTCGTATGCACTACTTGAACTAGCATAAAGTATTCTTGTATCAGGATAACGTGCAAACAAGCGTTTACTTACTTCTACATTGTTACGCCAATATGCTGCTGGATCTTTTATGCTTTCTCTTACGCCACTTCTACCTGCAAGGTGAATAATCATATCAAATTCTTCTTTGAATTCACATGACATTAAGTCTTGACTATTGTTTAGCTTGTCTCTATCCCAGCCATCTTCTAAATCTATTCCTACCACAGCATTATTTTTAGTAAGTCTTTTTAGTAGATGACTACCTATAAATCCTCTGTGTCCTGTTAGCAGTATTTTACTCACAAACTCTTCTCCTAAGATCACTTGAACTAAATCTGTGATCTCGTTTATTAAAATGTAATTCGATATCACGTTTGCGACAAATGTCTTTACCAGTAAAGTCTTTATCACGATATTCTTCTCCTAGTATGCGTACATCAATTGGATACATACTAAGGATATCTTCTAGGTCAGCTTCAGTACCATACGGAATAATTTCATCTACATACTCAACACCTTTTAGTTGAGTGTAGCGTTCAACTACAGTTTGCACTGGTGCATTCTTGTCTTTTCTATCTATGCTAGGATCAACTTGTAATCCGCATATCAAATAATCACATTGATCTTTTGCTTCACGCAACATAATTAAATGTCCTGCGTGTAGTAAATCAAATGTTGAACAAGTAAATCCTACTTTCAATTTGCTATTCCTCTTTGTTGGAAGTTTTCAAGTATTTCTTTTGTGTCTCTCCAGCTTTTGACTTGTTTAGCAACACCACCTGCTTCTTTGACTGCATAGGCTAAACTAAAGTCGTTGCCGTCAGGATCCATTCTGTCACCAAAAAAGAAAACTCTGTCCTCTTTTATTTCATCAAGTACTTGACGTTTGTCTTTTCCTTTAGCAATTATATCTATACCTGTTTCACCGCCCACAACAGCACTTACATCTTCAAATTGTTTGTTTATCTTTTCTGCTATATGAATTCTTTCATCAGATTCGATATCATAATAAAAATAATTTTTACGTTGTACTTTATCAGCATTACGACCCACTATACTAAAATTAACCATACCAGGACGTTCTTCTATATGATTTCCTGTCTTAACTTCATAAGAACTATTAGCAAGCTCTTTTTCAAGAAAGTTTTTTAGATTACTACTCATCTTCCAAGGATTAGTGTACACGTTTTTTTGTTTTTGCCAAACATCGTTCCCATTGCAATTATATATTTTGTTTACACTCATACATATCTCAGGACCAATTTGTTCTAGTGTTTTAGGATTATCACTTCCAGTGACTAAACTTACTGCGTTATGTTGTGAAAAGTATAAAAACCATAACGCAAATGAGGAGTTAATCTTTTTCCTACTAGGTGTTAATGTTCCGTCAACATCGAACAAAAAATGATTCATATTAACCTCCAAAATCAAACAAGCTATTAAATGTGTTGTGTTGCTTTGTATCTTCTAGAGGATAGTTAAGCACGCCAATCAAATTGTCTAGTTTATTGTCGATAATAGTTTCTGCCATTGCCGCATCATCAAACGGAAGTTCTTTAAACCATTCTGGAATACGTAGTTCATCAGTAGGATACGCAACACTTGTGTAGCCTAGCGGGTTTTGCTTTAGTTTACAAACAATAACTTTCATACCGTCTACAATTTCTTGTGAATACTTGTCACCGTTCATACGTTTAAGTGTGTTCCAGTTGATACTTGCTCTTACGTGTCCTGGCATGTTTGCTTTGCCTTGCTTTTCTTCAAGACGCTGATAGTGTCCAATCTTGTTTGCACGTTTAGGCGAACCTTTCTCCCATCCAGGACGTTCACTAAACTCTTTTCGGAACACAGTTATACGTTCTAAAACATCTTCTTGTGGAGCATCAGTTAGCACCATTAGCAGTAATTCACTTAAAAACTCTTGCATAAACACAGGTGTGTCTGATCTACGCAAGTCCAAGCCCATTGCTTTTACTTTGCCTGCTTTTCCGTCAACGTCAGCTCTAAAGCCTTCAACATCATACACAAGTGCTGCATAACGTTTCTTAGTAATATATAAGCCTGATTGTGCTACAATCTCTCTAGCCGCCGCAATAACATCTGAGCGTGACTTAGGACAATGAAATGCTTCTAGCATAAACTTAGGAAATGTTTCATTTGCTGCTTCACATATTTGATCATAAAGTTTTATTACATTGTCTTTGTCCCAAGGTATTTCTCCTGCATCAATTTGTTCTTTTAGTACAGGATATCCACTGAAGTAACAAGAGTCAGTATCGCCGTATATCATTGCTTCACCAACATGATCATATGTACCAGTTATAACCTTGTTTACTTCTGCACTCATGTGTTTAACAATAGTACGTCCAGTTAGTGTTGTTGACTGTCCAATACGTTTATCAAAGAATCTACAACCAGGGTTAAGAATAGCACCATACAAACTGTTTAGGTTAATTTTTTTAACTAACTGTCTTTTGTCCCAATACTCAATTTCTGCGTCATTGCTTGCATCTTTTGCTTTCTTTAGCATTTTCTGCATGTCTTTACGTTCGCTATACCAACGTTTTAAGAGCCCAGGAATAACACCTTCGTGTTCTGTTGTAAAAATAGTGCCGTTTGAACTTAGCATCCAAGGTTGGTTACTGTCAAAAATTACTTTGTATATCTCAGCACCTGATAACACATCACTGCCACCGTTTTCCCAGTCAACAGTCAATGCAATATCTTTGCGTTGTTCCATAACAGCTTCGTATTCTTCTGTTCCAAAACGCCCTTCCCAACTTCCTGCAAATGATTTTTTCTTTAGGCCCATATCTTCTTGTACACGAGCTTCACTTATGTCAGGACGTATTTGTCCTACAATAGTTGCAGGATCCATATTTAATGCACGAATCACACTAGGATACAGACTGTTCAAGTCCATGGAGCCAATCCATTTATGTAAGCCTTTTTTAGGAAATGCAACATATGCACCAGCGGCTTGTGTGTTCTCTGTATCATCACGTTTCTTGCGATTAGGGACTTGTAGTCCTCTGTGATGTGCTTCGTTTACAATACCTTGTTCTGTAACTGCTACTGCACCCATAGTTGTCTGTAGCATCACAGTATTTTCGTGAGCAACAGTATTACTAAGGTCAATAAATCTTAGTTTTTTGTCCAGCTTGTCCAGTAGTGCGGTATCTTGTATGTTGTACTCAATGAACTTTCTAAAGTCATTGTTGTACAATTGGTCCAAAGTTCCTTCATATGGAACTTTATTCTCTCCAACTTCGATTTCGCCAATGGCATCAAGTCTATATGTGTGTCTTTCTTCATATGTGTATTTACGATAAAGTTCTAAACTATCTAAATGTACTCTGCCTATTAGGTCAAAGGTTACAGCTGATTTGCCATACTTCTCATATTCACGTTTCTTAGGCAGTTGTCCCCATAGACAGAATCTACGTGTGTCGTCTTTGCTTAGTACACGACTTGTTCTATTTACAGTATAAGGAATATCATATCCTTCACTGTTCCATCCTGATAAAATATCAGCATCTTCAATTAATGTTAAGAAGGTGTCAATCATATCACCTTCTTTTTCAAACAGCATTACATTTTCAATACCTTCAAGTTCTGCTTTTGCTTGATCCATTGTAAGTGTCTTAGGTGGAACAGCAAGACATACCATTGTTTCTAGCCATTGTAAGTAAACAGATATAGAAGTAATAGGCATGAATGGATCTGCAGGATCAGCAAAGCCACGCTCTGGATCAAAATCAGTCTCAATATCAAAAAACGCAATGTTTAGTTTAGGTGCATCTTGGTTAAGATAGTTTTCTGATAAGCATTGGAAGATAGGATTGATATCACTTTCAAAAAGTTCTTTGTCTCTGTTAATAGCAACTTCTTTTCGAAAGTCTTTTGTGTTCTTACAAACAATCCGTGTTAGAGGGTCTCCAAATATACTTTTGTACTTGCCTCTTTCGTCTTTGTAATAGAATGTATATTTTGCTTGATATTCGCGGTAATCTCTCTTACCGTCTTTGCGCTCAACAACTCTAATTATATCAGAATCGCGATCAAAAAATGCGTCTACGTAACTCATATATCTCCTTCGTTGCTTATGGCCAACTTAACCTTCTACATGCCTAGCTATTGCTTTTGGCGTTAATATTACTTATAACTATAATAAAAATAACTGACCTAATGCGAATAAATTCATTGCTGTAAACCAACTACAAAGTAATATTACAAATGCGGCTTTTCTAATTACTGCACTAATTATACCTAATACCGAACCAATTAAGTACATTGGTACAAATATTTTTGTAGCAGGATCAAGTATAGTAAAACTTAGTATAGCACTTGCTGAGATCAAAAACACAGCTTCTACTAGTTCACAATAAAATGCTATTGGACTAAGTTTGTAACTATCTTTAAAGAATTGTATTATATGCCCCAATTACTTATCCTTACCAACTGTAACAACAAGTGTTTCAAGGTCGTCAAATTCATCAGCAACTTTTTCCCAATCGCCTCTTTGTGCAATTTTAATTGCTTTATTAATCATTGATGGTTTAATGTCAAGTTCTTCTGCTACTGCTTTTACTGTATCCTTTAAGCCTGCTTGTAAATCTTCAATCTCTTGTAATACTGTAACGCCTTCGTTGACAAGACGTTCAAGTTTCGCTTTTTCCTCAGCACCATAGGTACGGTCACTCATAAGTTTCTCCTTAGTTTAAGTTATATTATATAGGATTTATTGTTGCTTGTCAAGTCTTTTTTTGTATGCTTCTTCGAAACCATCTTCTCGGTAACACATTTCGTGATTACCCCACATACGTTTAAAATATCCATCGTAGGATTCTATAATGGTTTGATCGTTTGGTGGAATATGTCCTTTTACTGCGTAGAATAGTTTGCATTTATCTTTGAAACTTACTTCGGACATTTTTACCTAACTATTTTTTTTATATTTTGCAAGTGCTTTATATAGTTCTTCTTTGATCGATTCTGTCTTTTTCTTAGGCTTACCATGTTTGTTATGTTGTGCCCAAGCAATAGCATAAGGTGCACCAGGATCGTCAAACTTTTTCTTTAGTTTTTTTACCTGCTTCTCTCTACCTGGAGGAGCATCTTCTTCTTTCTTTTTATTCTTTTTATCAAGTATTTTTTGCATAGCTATTAGATTGTTTCTAAATGCTGGATTACTCATTAGTTCTGAAAATAGCTCTACATAAGGTTTGATAGCTTCTCTTTCTTTATCATTAAGGACCTCGCCTTCACCGGCCTTTTTTAAGCCTCTTGCAATTAACGCACTTGGATCCATGTCAGGATCA